GTCTTGCTATTGTACTTGCTAAAAATGGTAGGAGATGAAAAGATACGATCAATCTCGTCATACACTTTGTGTTCTATCGGCCTAAGATAACACCCAACTTCAACATTGAATTCACCTGATCGTGGTTGTATTACTCGCGGTGCTGGGTCGTTTTTCAATGTAAAATTGAGCTTCTCTGCCTTGATAAAAGTCTTAAGATGTGCGTCGCGTGGGCAGACTGCTTTAATAGCCAGCCTGTCAACTGCTCTTTGGTAAAACAGCTTGCGTGGTCCCTTGTAGTACTCAACAAACTGGTTGTGAGACACAGGGGATTGCCGACCGATACCGCGTGCAATTGTAGCGAGATCAACGCCACATCTAGTTGTAAAGACATTGTTGACAGGTTGTGTAGGTAGTGTCAAATTCTTGTCTGTGTACAACACTCGTTCACCAACCCCTCGCTTGAGGTTGGCTAGTGAGTTGTTATGAGTCTGCATATTATGGCCGCGCAAGAATCGACTCATAGTTAAATACTTGCGTGCCTTGTGGACTCCCGAAAGTTGGGGTGTTACTCCTGGGTACTGACCGGGAACCGTGTCAAACCCCACCCCTAATTCTGGGCCCCATCAAGCTGACCCTGGGAGGGGTCCGCCTAATGCCTTATAAATTCTCTGAGCATCTTTCACACCTTGTACGTGCTGTACGGCCGCACACTCCATCTCGTATTTCGTGGGAACAAAGACCATTTCTGTGGCGATGTCTACATTTTCCCATATGTGTCTAGCAATTACACCATGTTCAACACAGTGATCATACATATATTTCCTGACACATAATCTGTTCCCTTCTGTACGTTTGGGCGTGCCGAACTTTGCTTTTCCAATCTTCACCAACCATGATCGAAAAGGTGCTTTAGTCTTAGGTTTTCTCTTAATCTTACTACCAACATCGATGGAGTCAATGGTGTTGACGTTGACAATGTCAGTGACATCATCAATTTCCAAATCAAATCCATTTTTCATTTCATCTTTTAAAATTTCAACGACTTTGGTAGCTTTCTTAATTATCATAGCCTTAGCACTAAACCACTTGTCATAAGCGCGATAACATCCGTATGCTGCTGCTCCGATACATACAATAGCTTTGATTTTTGTAATCATAGTCATTGCACAAGAAACTGTCTTGACAGGAT